TATTTAACTAACCCTGCTAAAACAAAAGAATTAGCACCTAATATGTCAAAAATTTTAAAACAAATGGTTAATGAAAGCTGGTTTAAAGATATATTAATGCTGTCAAAAGCTGATATTTTACCACCTAATAATATCGACGCTGGACTTTTAGATACTGCTACTGTATAACGCTGTTATGCAGTGTAAATGTGGAAGTAAAAATATATCTCATATTATTTTAGACCCCGATTGGCAAAATCCGAGAGAGTCAGATTTCTCTATAACCGAGGTCTTTAGATGTCGAGATTGCGATGAGGAACTTAATTCAGTTTCCCCAGCAAACTCTCAGGACGAAGATTAGTATAACGTTTTAACATCTTCCAATCTTTATGACCGCTAACTAAAGCGACCTCGTGGATAGACCAACCCTTTTCAAATAAACGACTAATTCCTTCGTGGCGCATATCATGAAAACGTAAGTCATGGATGTTAAGCTTTTTCATAAGACGTTGCCATTGACTTTTTAATGCTTCGTAAGATGGAATATCATTTCTCATCATAAGCTTTAGTGCTCTATCATTGATAGGTAACTTTCTCGTACCAACATATTTGTCAGTCTTATGATTTTTAAGAACTAATAATGTACCGTTCTTTTTCTTTTCAAAAGAATAATCGCGGTTAATCCACTCAGCTTTACGCATACAAGTATATATAGCAATCTTTACACAGGCCCATAACTCAGACGACCCATGCTTATAGATAGCTTTTAGTTCATCAAACGACGGACGACGATCGCGTTCATCATTCAATGCTTCTGGCTTTACAATATCAATAGCAGGATTTTTAATTTTCATTTTCTTTTTATCAATTGCATATTCATAAATTTGTTTAATACGATTAACTCTTTTATGAATAGAACTAGGTTTTAATCTAAGTTCTAGGTCCTCTACATAGTTAGCTATGTCCGTATCTTTTAAATATAATAAGCCATCTTTATTATTAGTTAGTAATCTAAAGTCACGGATTAATTTATTAACCATACGAACTTCAATAATTTCGTGTTTATGTTTAGGTAATACTTTATTTTGATACATTCTAGCCAATGTTTCAAAACATTCATTCTTTGTATAACCAACCTTCTCACGGTCAATGTCAGTTAAAGTGTGATTAATAAATTTCTTAGCTAGGTCTTTGTCCAAAAATTTTTGAGCAATTTCCACGCCTTGCTGTCTTATTGATACATGAAAGACTTTACTACCATCTTTCTTTGTATATTCTCTTACATATTTCATATTGTCTCCTTTTGTGTTAGCATTGTAAAAATGTTAAATAAGGTACTAAACCTACCCCTCGTTACAGGACTGAAAATCCTCGTGTCGGTGGTTCGATTCCACCCTTGGGCACCATTTTTCCTTTGCATACCTAGGTTTTATACGAATGTTCATGCTTTGGCAAGCACTATAACAACGTTATATTATGGCTTTTTAGGGGGTCATTTGTGTTATATTTGTGTAAAAAAACTGGGGGTCACACTAAACAGGACTAAGGGTTTAGCTGGATCAACCCCCAGATTTCTTTAGTTTTATTAATTCTTTTAAATAAAACTCGGCTTTAAGTAGGTCCTCTAAGCCGTTCTTTTTCTCATACCGAAACAGGTACTTAAATATATTAAATATTATTGCACCCTTATACTGCTCAGTATTCAAAAAATCTTTTGCAATTTCAAGGAATTCTTTTTTCCCTGATGTGTAATGATTTGGATGATTTACAGGATCATTCACACATTACCGCCTGTCTTATATCAGCTTCCATACCTTCCCATTTCTGATCCATTTCTAAACAAATAGCCATGTATCTGAGGTAAGTACAGTATTGCTGATTAGACATAATAATTACTAACCTTGTATCTACACTGCACGCAGAACCTATCAAACTTTGAAACGCTTTGATATGTTGCTGGACATAAAGTACATTTTTTCATAACTTTATTTTGTTTTATCGGCGCTGTAGATTTATAATTCAGTTCGCGGTATTTTTTCTCCGCCAACCTTTTTTTCATTAAGTTCCTCATTATGTGACTCCTTTGCAAAACTTGGTGTTAAAGACTCGACCTGCTTTTCTAATTCCCTAACTCTTAGACGCAGATCAAAATTTTTGTCGGCCCATTTATCTAGGCGATCAACAAGAAAAGTATCATGAATTTTTAATAATTTATTTTCATCAGATAACCTTTCATTGTCTTTACTGATAATCTTTATTTGATTTCTCAAATGTTTTATTTCATCGGTCATATTACTCGCTTCCTTGTATATAAGTTTTCTTGGGGAATGGCGTATGTTGGTCCGTAACCAAGATCCGTCATATTTTTATTGTTAAAAATATCACGCGCATACATCCAACCTTTGTAGGTAAATTTTCTACCTAACCCTATTAGCAACACAAACAAATCTATTCCCCCGTCAATTTCTTTTTTAGGGGTCACTAATAGTTGACCATTATCTACTTTAGTAACTTTTACATCTATATTTAAACCATTAACAGAACAATCGGCTGAACCTTTTCTTGGATGATAACTAAGGTCAGGATATAAATTCATCATTTTACAAAACGCTATTTCCGATAGCGCGCCGATCTCAGAAATTTCTTTATTGGTTTTTCGCGAAGCCATCTTACGATTAATAACTTTATGATTTTCACATGCTTCAAATCGTTTAAAACCTAAATCAATACCTAAATTATACTCTAAGTCATTTAATAATACTTCACGGTCTAACTCAGGTAATATCATAAATACCTTTTTCTATTTTAACTCGTTCTAAAGCTTTATCTTGTGATAGATCTCTATGATGATATTCAACCGCTAATGCCATTGCATTTGCGCTGTATAATTGTACCTCTAATTCTTTTAAATCATCTATAAACTTTTTATATTCATTATCATCAAAAGCATGCCACTCAGCTTCCTTACCTGATTTATTACCTTTATGTTTAATACAAAGACTAGCTACTTTCTTTTTTAAAAATTTTTCTTGATGATGTACTTCCGCTTTTAATTTACCAGCATATTCATTAACATCCTGAATTACTTTAGCTATACCTTCTCTATCTATTGGTAAAGGATTAGGTAATGAATATTCTTCTATCTTCATATATTTCTCTAATTTTTTTATCAGGCGAACTGGCCCAATATTTTTTTGCAATTGGACTCACAAGCAATCTATGTAAGTGCCATTCCAATTCATTATGTTGGTGTTGTTGTTCATGAAGTTTGTAATACATAGGTATTGTCCAAATATCAGAAACTCTTTTACCCATCATAAAACGTTCACCTAAAAATTTTACATGGCAACATTGAACACCTTCTGTAATGCCAGTATAAAAACACGGCTGTGAAGCAATGTATTTTTGATGTGATTTACTTCTTATTATTTCTTGCATTAATTATTTTTTCCAGATCACTTGCATGCGCAACAATCCAAAAACCTTTTCTATTTTTTTGACAAAGGGCAATAACGGGAGTCTTGCCCTCTGCGTCAGCCAATACTTTAGTTTCATCATACAATGTAAGTACACTATGTTTTTTCTTTTCAACCTTAGTTACTTTGAGGTTTTTTCTTTTTAACAATTGTAAACTGTTTATGATTTGGACTTGGGTCCTTCATTGAATGAACACTTAACCATTTATATTTATCTTTACGATTAATAAAACTTGGCCATATTTTTTCTTTAATAGCTTCTAAAAAATAACTCATAATATTATTTCCCTTTCTTCGCTTCTTCATCAATTTGTTTCCTTCTTGTTTCCAAATAGGGTGCAAATAATGTTTGTATAATCACAAAATCATTAGGTGCTGTTTTCATTAAATGGTGAGTCAAGAAAGTTGTTAATGCTAATCCAAACGTTGCTGAATTAACTTTAATATTTTCTTGAAGCACACCATCTAACGATTTTAATACCTTCTGAAAATCCTCTTTAAAGTTTTTATCGTTAGGTATCATTCGGTCCTGCCTTGAATATGTAAAGAGACAAAACCTGTGCCCAGTATATGAAAAAAATTTACAAGGAGTCGGGCACTAAACATTTATCTACGTCCGTAGTTGTTCCTGTTATTATAATTACCACCTTGGTTATTATAATTATCGTTGTTATTATTGTTGTAGTTATTGTTGTCGTTATTGTTATTATTATTGTTATTATTTAGATCTGGTTTCCAAGTATTTACTTCAGCATAATACTTACCTTCATCACTACGCTTAACATCTAAGTTAATTCGTTCGTCGTTATTATTTTGTAGTGTTTGTAATAATTGGTCAACATTAATTCCAATCTTACAAATAATCCAATCAATTCCCTGTGGTGGAGGATTGATATATAATCCATTTAAAAAAATTTTTTCTTTAGCCATTGTGACTCCTTATTAAAAATTTATTGGAACGCATACTTAATATCCTTGCCGTCAATGACATTAAACCTAACACATACGTTCCCATCACTACCTCGCCATCGTAGTTAGGATTTATAGGTAATGAAACTCTATCTACTGTTATAATTACTTGCATTATTCCTTTTCGGGTTACTATAAACTTCGTTGGTATTATTTCCTGACGCTTGATTACCGTCGTCCTCAAAGTCTGCTTCTAAGTTTAGCATTGCTTGAATATGATAACGTCTAAAATATGTAATACCGCTTCCTACTTCTTGCGGTCTGGAATTCTGATTACCAATTACAGATGTTGATGATAAGTATTGACCACTTGGAATATGTGTAAGTATAGTTCGTAAAAAATTTAAACCTTCATTGTACTCACAAATATAAGATATACTTACTTGTTGTTGATCTAATGCTTCCTTACAAGAATTAGCTATATCATCTAATGTGCTAAATCTGTGTGGCTCACCAGCTTTGGATTTAAAGAAATTATTTTCTCCAGATTTTTTTAATTCTTTAAAATCTTTTCTAGCTACCTCTATAGCTTGTAATATTTTATCATTCATTTTTTACTCCTTGCTATTTTGTTAATCTTTTTGTCTAAGTCGAACGCTTTTCTAAATAATAAAAACTGACTAAGACCTAATTCTAAATCTTCTTTACTAAATACTTTTATTTCTGCTTGATCTTCTGCTGGATCTTTTGGGAACCTGTAAATGATTGCTTCATCTACTTCTATTTTATCACCGTCTCTAATTAATTTACTATATGCCGATAATTGTATGAGGTGATCTGGATAAATTTTTTTTGAAGTTTTAAAATCTATTAAAATATTTTTACCATCCTTTTTTACAAAAAGATCAGGACAACCACCAATAAGCAGATTTTCATTATTATAATTTTTTTCTGTAAAAATAATTTCACATTCATAACTATCCCACCATTCTTTAAATATTAAAAAAACTTTATGGACGATTGGATCGTCAGCAATCGGCGGTTCACCACCTTTAATATAAATTTCAGCTAAATCATGGAAGCTGGTACCTATATCACCCGCTTTTTTTAGTTCATCAAAATAATTTTTACCCTCTAAGCCAAGTTGGTTGGCCCAGATAATTAATCCTGTAGCTTCTTTAAAACGGCTAAGAACAGTTGTAGTTGAAGGTACTTTCTTGCCGTTTACTTTATAACCAGTAGTAGGCATTAAATAGTTCCCCCGTAACTTTCAGTAGAAAAGGAACTGTTACCTTTAGGAATTTTATCTTCTACTATTACATCAACCTTATCTAATAGATCTAAACCTGAGTCATAAATAATACCAAATTGTTCCTTTAAAGGTCCTTTAGGGCACTCTCTATGTAGTTTATCTATATCTTTAAAAATAAGATCTAAACGTGTTCTAATACCCTGTATTTGTAAAAACTTATCATGTGTGATAAACAATTTTTGGGATTTAGATTTCATCGGTCTAGTTCCTTTTTGTTAAGGGGTAGTTGACGCTACCCCTTTGTTCTTACGGCGAAGCTTTAACAAACATTATATTTAGCAATAAATACATATTAAGCTTCTCCATCATTCCCTGAACTACCAGAAAACAATGTTCTTAAACAAATATTAAACTAAAACCGCGTCGTCAAGAAAAAACTGAATAATAAAGAAAAACCTGAATTTATTCTAAATCTATTAATGTATTCTCATCGTCCATAGATACATCGATTGTAGTTATAGGATATATTTCATCATATTCTAAAGTCATGTGTTCATAGGTTGGTATCCAAAATTTTTCATCTTTATTGTTAACACCAGTTCTATAAACATAACCTAAATATCTTTGTGTAATAATTTTATATTCATTAATAAATTCATGAGGAATACATTGGTAATAATAATTTTTATCTTTAACTTTTACTAAACAATGACGCCATAATAAATAATCAGGTTTAATTTTGTTCCAATTATTTTTGTTTAAATCAAACAATGAAATACGGCTGTCTTTTCTATATGAATATTGATAATCAATTGTTTTATCTGGTTCATCCTGTAATGATAATTTATTAGGATGTGTAACAATGGCTCTGATATTAGGGTTTTGATTTAACCAATTAGGAAAATATATTGCTTTTGCTGGTGAATTTAACAAATCTGGAACTTCAAATCTATATTTAGCATGGTTCCATTCTAATACTACTCTTACTTTACTTAAATCAGGACTGACAAAACTTCCTAAAGAAATATTTTTATTTTGATGATTACCTATGACTCTTAAAATTTCTTTTAATTGAAATAATTTTAATTGATCTGGTTTACCATCAGGTTTTTTTATTTCTAAATCATACATGGTTTGAATACTTATTTTACCAAAACCATGAGGATGATTATCAGTTGCTTTAGCAATTTCAGTTTTAGTTAAACCGCATGAATTAATTAGATCCATCAGCTTATCTTTTTCGTACTGTTTATTTATTATTGGCACAATCATAATATTAATAATATTTGTACCTATATCAAGAAAAAATGTTCGTAAACATTTAATTTCAGTTTTTTCTTGATTTTATATAAAAGCTGAAATAATTAGGTTTTGTCAGAAAAGAATTTTCCCGCTTTTCCGACATATTCCTATGTTCTTGCAGATCTAAGGAACCAAATAAAGGGGAATGGAGATTAAACTTAATAAAATTTCGAACAATAAGTTGAAATGATATTAGTTAATAATCTATTAATTATGTGAATAGGGGGAGGAAGTGATAAACCCTCCCCTGATTATAGGACTAGGAAAGTAAAAGAATGAAATGTCCTTATTGTAATAACGAAATAAAAAAAATTCCATTAACTAAAAATATGCGAATAGTTTTTGATTTTATTAAAGACTACATCGACGCCAACAACGGCACATCACCGTCTTATGAAAACATTATGGACGGAACCATATTTAAAAGCAAATCTAATGTAGCACGATATATTCTCAGTTTAGAAAGTAGAGGATGGATTAAAAAAGAAATGTATAAAAAAAGGACCTTAACATTATTATGAATGGATATATAAAAATTGACCGCAGTATTTTATATCATCCTGCATTACAAAAACGAGGACAAGAGTTTTGTGAAAAGGGTGCTTTTTTATGGTTATTATTAGAAGCTAGTTTTGTCGATAGACAATACAGAATAAGAGATACAAAAATATTTTTAAAGCGTGGTCAATTATGTTGCTCTTTAACTTATATGGCGGAAGCTTGGGGTTGGGATAAATCAAGAGTTCAGCGCTTTTTAGATAAACTAAAAAAATTTTCGACGATTACAACCGATACACCAATCGATACACCAGCCGATACGCCAGACATCCTTACAATCTGCCATTATGACAAGTATCAAGATACACCAAACGATACACCAAACGATACTAAAAATAATAAAAGAAATAATAAAGGTAATAATACTATAGATGAAATAGCTTTTGAGGAGTGGTGGAAGTCATTTAAGTTTATTGGAAGAAACAAAGGAAGTAAGCCAAAAGTTAAGTCCTTTTATAAAAAGAACCAAAGCAATAAAGAGTTGTTAAAAAAAGTTTTAGATACATATAATCATTATTCAGATCACCAGAAATCTAAAAAATTATCAACGCCAATGATTAACACATGGATTAATAATGAGAACTGGGAACATTATAATATGGAGGAAGAAAAAATTAATTTTACACCAAAAGTTGATGATTATAAAAAATGGGTGCCGTGGGTTAAAAAGGGAATGAGATCAACGTCGATAGATCAAACAATGGTCCAGAAAATGTTAGATGAAAATTTAATAACTAAAGAAGAATACAAAGCTTATGTCTAAAAGAAGAAAAAGAAAAAAAATAGAAGTATCAGATTTTGGTTCATCTATATTAATTAAAGATGAAAAAACAAATCAATTAATTAGACCAGTAGATAATGCAAAATTTCATATTGTCTATCCAAGCAATGAACAACGACATTTACAACGTATCGACGATCATATTTTAGTTGTTTATCGTAATAGAAAATTATTAAATCCTATTAATCAAGAAAGTAATGAAAAAAGATATTTGGCTGGTGCTATGATTAGAACATTAGGTGATAGGGCAAATATACATGAACGAGTAACGCCAAATTGGGATAGCTTTTTAGTTATGAGTCATGGATCTAAAACTAATATTGCTGTCGATAAAATAGACAGTTATCAAATACTGCATGAAGCATTAATGCACGCTATAAACTATCAAAGTATATTATGGGATTGTTGTATAGCTGATAAAAAAGCGGGAAGAAAAATAGAGAAACTTAGAGAAGGTTTAGAACTATTAGTAGAGCACTTTAAAATAAAATAAAAAAAAATTTAACAAACATTCCACAAACCACGTAAATATCACGTATATATAATGAAATAACATTTTCCAGTAATGCTTATTTCCACGTATATAAAATAAGGTGGTTTTATGAAAAATATTAGATTATCAAAAAGACATGAAAGAATTATCCATTCAGCGCTTTCCCATGCAATAGTTATGACTGAAGAAGCTATGATTGAAGGACCTACAGAAAAATCTTGGGAAAAAAGATGGAATAAAGGAAAGCTTAAAGAAATAGAAGGATTTAGAGAAATATATCGTTTAATTAAAACTAGGGCCCGAAGGCCCTAGATCACAAAATAGATTAGAAAAATAAAACAGGAAGTAAAAGCTACCCAAACAATAAACTCAAAGGCAACCTTTAACCAGCTTACCACTTAGCATTAGCATACATTGGGTGCTGGTGTGCTAATTCGTATGCTAATTGATCTTTAATACTATCTAAAACTTTGTACCAATCTTTTTCTGTACTATCACCTTCACATGTTTGATACATATAACACTCAAAACTTTTAAGCATTTGTGCCTTATTGTTGTTTATAATAGATTTAGAATGTGTAACAATTTTATCAAAATTAACGTCAAAAAATAATTCTTTAGCGTCGTCTGGATAACGTTGTTCTAAACTATAACGGTTCCATTTTAATAATTGTTGAGCATAAAAATTTGGTGTTTCTGTAGCACCCATTTTATGTTTCTCAACACCTTTGTATTCTCTACCATGAATTCCAGCTAACTTAACAGCTTTCATTACATCGCCTAATACTCTTTCATCGACTTGATATGCACTCATATTTTCTCCTTTTTGTTTAATAACAATGTTATACAATATAACAATGTTATATGTCAACAATGTTATAAAAAAAATGAATGTTCATGTTTTGTAATGGTATGAAACTAGGTAAAACTAATGTAAACCCTTGTTAACACTAGAAATCCGTTAAAAATCGAGGAAAACCATGACTCCAGAGGTAAAACTGTGGCGGTCAGTAATAATTCAAGCAATTTTAGACGCTTTAGGACTATTTCCAGACATAAGCTATTCTAACCGAATAAATCAACAAGAAGCGCTTAAATGGATGAAAAACGGGGAAATCGACACTGTATCTGATTATGCTGACACAAATCCAGACTTTATTAGACATTTATACAAGAGATTAAAGACTCAGCGACACCTCAGACTTTTTGAAACGGAGGAATTACTAAAAAATGCTTTTTTTCGACCCAGACAATTTAGAGTTTACAGTAATACGGAAAAGTGAAGATGATAAACCAATTGTTATCGTCAAAATACATGGATTTACGGATAAAAACGAAGCTGACATGTTCAGCAATAATTTATTGGCTTTACATGGCGAAACGCAAAGCGAAACTTTACATTGAGGGTATGTGGTTCTTTTCTAAAAGCAGGGAAGAACAACAAAAACACCAAAAATGCAGTTTATGTGATGAAATAGGTATTTTTAGCAATGACTACATGAGAACGTGGTTTTGCGGAATACACATGAGAGAAGTATGGAACAAACAGGACGACCGACGATCAAATCAGACGAACTTATAGATAAGATAATGAATGAATTGGCGCATGGAGTCAGCATTAAAAAAGCATTAAAGAACCAAGGCGTTCACTGGGAGTCATTTAGACAATGGCTTGGTAAAGACTCAGATCTAAGAAAGCGATACACAGAAGCTAAAGCAGACGGCATTGAATGGATGATGGCTGAGACTGAAGAACTATCGGCGAAAGCATTAGAGGAAAGTAAAGAAGAAAATAAAGCGGGCAGAACGAACCGTGACTATGTAAACATGATGAGACATCACATCAACCTTCAAACCTTCCGAGCAAGCAAGCTAGCACCAAGAGTATATGGAAATAAAGATCAATTAGAAATATCAGGAATAGATGGCGGGGAAATCAAAGTTAGTTTTGAGAAATGAGTATAAGCTTGGCCTTTATAAGGTACTTGGATATAATCAAACAAAATCCAATAGCAA